AGTAGAATTAGAATCATATAATGATTATCCACAAGGTGCAGTAAACAATGCAAAAAGAGCTTTAAAGTATAAAAAAGAAAATGGTAGTTCTTGTGGAACTTCCGTAGGCTGGAGAAGAGCTTCACAATTAGCTAACAAACAAAAAATCACAAGGTCTACGATTGCTAGGATGGCTAGTTTTAAAAGACATCAGCAAAACAAAGATGTGCCATATTCTGAAGGATGTGGAGGAATAATGTGGGATGCTTGGGGAGGTAGTGCTGGTGTTAACTGGGCTATATCTAAACTTAAAAGAATAGACAAGAAAGTAAATAATTCAGTTACTACTTTGTATTCTGAAGTTATTAATGATGACTATGCTATTATAGATGATAGATTAGCATATTCTTCTGAAGAAAAAGCATTAGAAATGGCTAAAGACATAGGATGTGAATTGATACATGAGCATGAATATGAAGGAAAGATGTGGTATATGCCTTGTGAATCACATTCGGTAGAAGCTGGAGCAACTACTAAGAGTCCTTGCTGGGATGGCTATGAACAAAAGGGTTATCAAATTATAGATGGTAAAAGAAGACCTAATTGTGTAAAGAAAAAGTAATATGAGAAAAAAATATAAAAAAACACCAAGCAGAACAAGCCCTCGTTCATCAAGAAAAGGATGTTTATGTAAGGATGGAACATATTCAAGAAAATGTTGTGATGGTTCTTTACAGGCTCAAGGAGTAGGAAAAGTTTAAAAATACAACAAAAAGAAAAGCTTGAGGTTATCAAGTTATACTATTAATTTAAATCAATAATATATGAAAGCTACCGACATCGTAGACAAATTTAAGAAAATCTTACTATCTGAGACTGAAGAAAAAGTTGAAGAGATAGAAGTAAAAGAAGATGTACAATTAGCCGAAGAAGTTATCGAAGAAGTAAAAGATGAAGTTTCTGAAGAAGTTCCTGTAGAGGAAGTTGAAGAAGAAAATTTATACGCTACTAAAGAAGAACTATCTAAAGCTATTGCTGAAGTAAAAGCAATGTACGACCAATTAATGGAATCAATGAGTGACGAAAAGTCTCCTGAAGTTCCAGAAGAATTGAGTTCTGAAGAAGTATCAGAAGAAGGTGAAGTAGAATTATCTTCACAAGAGTCAGAAGTAGAGCCTATAGCTCATTCTCCTGAGTCTGAAATTGAAAAAAACAATGTTCATTTATATGGTCAAAACAGACCACAAACAATAATGGATAGAGTATTAAACAAAATATCATAATAAACCAAAACTAAAATAATAAAAAATGGCTACTACAACTTCAATTACAAGTACTTATGCTGGAGAATTTGCTGGAAAGTATATTTCTGCTGCATTATTATCTGGTTCTACTATAGAAAATGGTGGAATTACAGTAAAACCTAATGTAAAGTTTAAAGAAGTAATCAAAAAGGTTGCTACAAGCGGTCTTATTGCTAATGCTTCATGTGACTTTGCTGACACAGGTTCAGTTACGTTAACAGAAAGAATCCTTCAGCCAGAAGAGTTCCAAGTTAACATTGAACTATGTAAAAAAGACTTCCGTTCTGACTGGGAAGCTGTACAAATGGGATACTCTACATTTGACAAATTACCTCCAAAATTCAGTGATTTCTTAATCTCTCACGTTGCTGCTAAAGTTGCTGAGAAGACTGAGCAAAATATCTGGACTGGTGTTAATGCTAATGCTGGTGAATTTGACGGATTCTCTACTTTATTAGCTGCTGATTCTGATGTTATAGACGTAACTGGTTCTGCAATTACTTCTGCTAACGTAATTTCTGAATTAGGTTCTATCGTAGATGCAATTCCTTCTTCTTTATACGGACAAGAAGATATGTATATTTATGTGTCTCAAAACATTGCTAGAGCTTATGTAAGAAGTCTAGGAGGATTTGGTGCTTCTGGATTAGGTGCTAATGGTGTAAATGCTCAAGGAACTCAATGGTGGAACAATGGTTCATTAAGCTTCGATGGTGTAAAACTATTTGTTGCTAATGGATTAGCTGATGACACTGCTGTTGCTGCTGAAAAATCTAACTTATTCTTTGGAACAGGTCTTTTATCTGACCACAACGAAGTGAAAGTTATTGATATGGCTGACCTAGATGGTTCTCAAAATGTAAGAGTAATCATGAGGTTTACAAGTGGAGTTCAATACGGAATCGGAGGAGATATCGTATACAGAGTAAACGCTTAATAATAATAATAAATAAAGGGTGGGTTTAACCACTCACCCTTTTAATACTAACTTTTAAAACTAATAATATGTCTTGTAATTTATCACTATATAGAACAGAACCTTGTAAAGACAGCGTTGGTGGGTTAGATAAAGTTTACTTTGTAAATTATGACAGTTCGTTATATTCAAACATTACGTTTGACACAACTAACACAGATGCCATAGAATCAATCACTGGCACTCCATCTGCATACGAATATGACATCAAAGGAACTTCATCTTTCACACAAAACATTCAGTCTAGTAGAGAAAATGGAACAACTGCTTTTGAGCAAGTTCTTGAATTAACTTTACACAAATTATCTGTTGCTGACCACAAAGAATTAAAATTACTTTCTTGGGGGAGACCTCACGTTATTATAAAAGATAACAATGGAAATTATTTCTTGGCTGGTATAGAGCATGGAATGGATGTCTCAGGAGGAACTGTTGTTACAGGTGGTGCTATGGGAGATTTAAGTGGATATACTTTAACTTTAACAGGAATGGAAAAAGCTCCAGCTAACTTTATGGAGTCTGACCCTACTACTGTTGGATTTACTGTTGTAAACTCTTAAACATAGTACACTCTTAAACATAATAGATATAAAGCCCTTTAATTAGGGCTTTTTCTATATAAAACAAAATCAATACTTTTCAGTTATCTTATTATGATAAGATTACTTCCAAATACAGATTCTCAAACGATTAATATAATCCCTAGAGACAAAACGTCTTTGTCAAGTATAAATCTTACTATAACACAAGACGGAACAAACAAAAGCGAAACATTAACAGACCTTACAGCTTCTGACAATGGAAACTTTGTTTCTGTATCATTGGCTTCTACTATACTAAAAGATGAAACTGCTTACTACTTGCAATTCAGTAAAGGTGGTAATTTATGGTATAGAGATAAGGCTTATGTAACTTCTCAAACAAATGATGAAGTAATACACACATTAAACGAGAACAAGTACACTGAATATGGTGCTGGTTCTGAAGATGAATATATAGTAATATAATATGGAAAACAAAAATATTAGAGTAGTCAATCTATCTGGTTATGAGATACCAGAAATAAAAGAAGTCTACGGAAAACAATGGGTTCAGTATGGAGAGAACAACGACTACTTTGATGAGCTTATAGATAAATACTTAGGAAGTCCTACAAACGCAAGATGTATAAATGGTATCGTAGATATGATTTATGGTAGAGGATTAGAAGCTACAGACAGTGAAATAAAGCCTGAGATGTATGCCAAGATGAAAATGCTCTTAAAACAAAAGGATTTAAGGCGTGTTGTGAACGATTATAAGATGTTAGGTCAATCTGCTGTTCAAGTGGTCTATAACAAGCGTAAAACAGCCATTGTGAAGGTCTTACACTTTCCTATGGAGACTCTTAGAGCAGAAAAAGCTAAAAAAGGTCAAATAGAAGCTTATTACTATCATCCTAAGTGGTGTGACATGAAACCTAGCGATAAACCTAAAAGAATACCTTCTTTTGGTAATGGCTCTAAAAGAGAAGTTATAGAGATATATGTATTTAAACCATACAGGTCAGGATTTTACTATTATTCTCCAGTAGATTATCAATCTTGCTTACAATATGCAGAGTTAGAAGAAGAAGTAAGTAACTATCATATAAATAACATAAAGAATGGATTACAACCTTCTTTATTAATAAACTTTAACAATGGAGTACCTAATGAAGAAACTCAAGAGCTTATTGAACACAAAATATATGATAAGTTTAGTGGCTCTTCAAATGCAGGTAAATTCATACTTACTTTTAATGAGTCTACAGAAACTCAAGCAGATTTACAGCCTATTCACTTGCCAGATGCTCACGCACAGTATCAGTTCTTGGCTGACGAAAGCAGAGAAAAAATAATGCTTGGTCATGGTATTGTTTCTCCTATATTATTAGGTATAAAAGATAATACAGGGTTTGGAAACAATGCAGAAGAACTTAGAACTGCTTCTATCCTTATGGATAACATAGTAATCAGACCATTTCAACAAAATATTATAGATGGTTTAGATGAAATCCTTGCATTTAACAAAATATACTTAAGCTTATACTTTGTCACTTTACAACCAATAGAATTTACAGAATTAGATAACATTTCTACTAAAGTTAAGAGAGAAGAGGAAACAGGAGAGAAGTTAAGCTCACAAGAAGAATTAGATTTATCAGATGAAGGTGCAGAGGACTTATATACTCAATTAGAAGTACTAGGAGAGGTTGTTTCTGATGAATGGGAGCTTATACATAGTGAAGCAGTAGGTAATGACAATGAAGAGTTTGATTTAACTAAATTAAGCGTATCAGAAGATGATGCTAAACCTAATAAGAGGTCAAGTCAAGATAATTCTGGGTATAAAATAAGATATTCTTATGGTCCAGTAAGAAACTCTGATAAAAGTAGAGTATTCTGTAAACAAATGGAATCTCTTACAAGTAAAAACTTAGTATTCAGAAAAGAAGACATTACTCTTATGTCTTTTAAAGGATTAAACAGTGATTTAGGACATAATAAAAAGAAATATAACCTTTTTAAGTTCAAAGGAGGTAAAAATTGTCACCATTTCTGGGAAAGAAGAGTATATAAAAAGAAAGTAACACCAAATGCCGAAGTTGAAGCTTCAGATGCTGTACAAGACGGATTTAAGGAACCAAACAACCCTAAAGAAGTCGAAGTTAGACCAGTAGATATGCCAAACAGAGGTGCTTATCCAAAAACTAAATAATTATGGCACAGAAAGCACTCTTTATAACAATAAATGACTTAAAAAGAAAATCTATTATAGATGGTAATGTAGATGCTGATAAACTTATACAGTTTATTGAGGTAGCTCAAGATACTCACATTCAAAACTATTTAGGAGGATTACTTTATAAGAAACTACAAACCTTAATATTAAACGGAACTATAGATGACTCTGGTAATGCTGATTATAAGCTATTATTAGACGATTATGTAAAACCTATGCTTACTTGGTTTACACAAAGTTCTTATTTGCCATTTGCTATGTATCAAATTAGTAATGGAGGTGTATTTAAACATAGAAGTGAAAACTCAGAAACTATTTCTTTAGAAGAAATGAGAATGATGTTAGCTAAAGTTACTGAAACAGCAGAATTTTATACTAGAAGATTTGTTGATTACATGGATTACAATAGCACTTTATACCCAGAATATGTTTCCTCTACTAATGGAGATATGTACCCTGATAAAGATGTTAATTTTAATTCTTGGGTACTTTAATGAAAAACAAAAAGATAAAAACATACAAACCTAAAGAAAGTAATGTAGTTAAATTAGATACTTTCTTGCAAAAACTAAATAAAGATGGCTACACTTTCAGGAAATAAAATAAAAGATACTTACCAATCACTTGTAAAGTTTTCTGATAATGGAAATATAACAGTTGGTGCTAAACAATTAACTGATGGTTTTGGTAATAATTCTCCTTTATATCTCTCAACAACTCAAGTAGGAATAGGAGTAACACCTGAATCAGGATTAAATCTTCACGTTTATGGTGATGCTAAAATAGGTAGCAATTTAACAGTAATTGGAAACTTAGTAGTAGAAGGAAGCACTACAACAGTAGGAACAGATACATTAACAGTAAAAGACCCTTTAATTGTATTGGCAAACAATAATACTTCTACAGATGCAGTTGATATAGGGTTTTATGGCAAATACACTCCTTCAGGTACTACACTATACTCAGGATTGTTTAGAGAAGCTCTAACAGGCAAATACAGATTATTTAAAGACTTACAAGTTGAACCTACTACAACAGTAAATACAAGTGGAACAGGATATGCTCAAGCTACTTTAATTGCTGCTTTAGAAGGAAACGTAACAGGTAATGTTACAGGTAATCTGACGGGTAATGTTACAGGAGGAACAATATCAGGTACTACAGGAACTTTTAGTGGTAATGTAGATATTGA